GGTGTTTGCTTCAGCCTTGGCAATCCCGGCATTTGTCAAATAGGCTTCTGCCGCGCTAATCAGCATTGTAATTTGCGCATCTTCGCCTGTGCCATCAATTCGTAAATATTGCTTTGTGGTTTCAAGTAGTGCCATATTCATCCCCCTTAAAGGGTGGGGACGGTTTTACCCGCCCCCATTAATTATGCTAGTACGGATGTGACGTCAATCTGACCGTAAACTACTGCGGCCGCGTCAATTGTCTTAATATCTTCACGTTCGATCGCACGAACCTGAGTTTGATTGGTCTGGAACGATGTGCCGCCGATATTGGTTGACGCCACCTGATGACCTTGACGCTCAAACATGGTGATTGCTTCGGAAAGGTTACCAATGAACATAGGTGCTTTCTTAACGGTAGTCCCGGTAGTAACGAGAGCGCTATTGGATACAGTCACGATTGGCTTGCCAAACAGCACATTGCCTCCCGGATTCTTTGCGTCCGGCTGCAAGAGAGGCCGGTTCTGCGCGTCGACGAGAGTGTCGAGATACTGATAACCATCCTGATTGGTGACGATCGACGCAGAAGCGGAAAACAGCGGGTCGAGAGTGATGTTGAGAGCTTTTTTAATACCCTTCCAATCAGCAATAGCCGCAGGCGTAAGACCGGCTAGGATTGCCGCGATTAAGCCGTTACGGGTAACTACCGACTTGCGGCCAATCCACTGTGCGATGTACGCCATGAGATTCTGATCGGTGTCGTTGAGCAAATCATTTGGAATCGGCATAATACCGCCGTAATCTTTGATTGCATAGACGATATTCTCGAACTGCGGGCTGCCCATATCAGCGAGGTTTGCGGTGAGATCGGTGATGTTTGCAAAAGGAACCATCGTGGCAATCTTTTCAAACACGCGCGTACCGCTCGAAGTGCCGACAGGAACAACATTGATCAAGCTTTCTAGCATCGGAAGTGACCGTTTATACTGGTTGATTAAGGTCTGTACGTCAGACGGTACGATCAGTCCACCATCAGCAGGAGTGCCAGGGCTAAGTGCGTTCAGCACCTTGAAGTCTGCATCTGTGGCTTTGCGGCGCAGGACATTCATAAACGCCGACTGATACGTTGCTTTGGCTTCGTCCTTTTTCTTCACCTGGTCTTTTGCGGCGGACCCGGTGAGTTCCACACCGTCGGGGGAAAATTCTTTGCCGCTGTCAATAGCCTTTTGCATCTCAATTTTTGCCTGGAGCGTTTTTACCTCGCTCAATTTTGCGTTGAGTTCGTCGACAGTCACGCCTGTTTTTCCCATGAGGGTGTTCGCTTCACCCTGCTTTGATGCTAGGTCTGCGAGTAATTGCCTTAATTCTCTGCTCATTTTTTCATTCTCCCTTAATTTTTGATATAAAAAATAGCCTTACAGCTCAAGTTGCAAAGCTAATTTCGCCTTGAATATGTCGGTATCTGAGGTGGCGGGTGGTTGCGGGTGTAGCGCGTTTCGTGTCTTTTCGATTACTGAACGCGGTAACATTCCGCCAGCCCCAAAGGATGCTACGAGTTTGCTATCCGAAAACATCATCTTGTCCACCAGCCCTTTGTCAACTGCTTGCTGAGCTGTTAGCCATGTTTCCTTGTCCATCATTTCGAGCGCGTCAGCTTCACTCATTTTGGACTTGACTGTGTATGCCGTCGCTAATGCTTTGTTAGCAATTTGCAGCCGTTCAGAACATTTGTTCATATCGTGATAGTTGCCCATTTGTTCACTCGATACATTGTGAACCATCATTTGTGCCGTTGGCGACATTTCGCAGTGCCCCGCCATAGCAATTATTGAGGCGGCAGAAGCGGCGAGCCCTGTAATTGTGATATTTACACCGCCTTTGTATGCCTTTAACGCTGTGTACATTTCAGAACCCGAAAATATTTCTCCGCCATAGCAGGTTGATATTTCGACATCGAGCATTTCGCCGTTTGCATTTTCGATTGCAGTTTCAACGTCCAATGGAGTCGCTGTGTCCACCCCAAAATAATCATATATTTCTTTCTCGTCACTTGGGACAATGTAGCCTTTAATTACTACTTTCATTTTTTCACCTCCTTACTATAAGCTGCGCCTGCGTCCACAAGCGGCACATAGTTACCGTTGACAATAAGCTTGTCACCTCCATCAAGTGGCGGGTCTTCTTCCAACGACCGCACTTCATTTGGCGTTTTGAATCCGTTTTGTACCCCGACCGCATAAGCGTCATATCTGGCTTTCAAATCGCCTCGCAAAATTACATCGGCACTGAACTTGGCAAAAAAACCTTGCTCGATCTCTTTGTTAAGTAGGCATTTGTACGTAAGCTCCTGCTCGTATACGGTTAGGATTGCAAGCATGGTGTCGGTATAAAATTCTCGGTTCGCTTCGGAAGTTGAAGCGTATGACGTTTTTGTCTGGTCGTTGGTTTGATGCGGCTTGATACCGTATGCTGCCGTGAGCTGTTGGAGAGTGAACCTAGTGTTTTCCAAAAACTGCGCATCGGTGAGCTTCAACGCCATGGATTCATATTGATAGCCAATAGGAAGGAGAGATATGCGGTTAGCGTTTTTCAGCCCGCTTGACATTCTTTCGAAGTTTACCCGAAATGATTCCTCTGCGGCAGGGCTTAAATCACCCACATAGTTGATAATGCCCGCAGACTGCATCCCATTTTTATATGAATTATTAAGGAACGTCCCGGCCGCCTTTGCATTTTCGATTGTTGCCCGGAGCGTTTCAATTGTCGACAGGCCAATAAGTCCATTTGTCGATAGCCCTTTAAAATGTAGCAGCTCATCCGGTTGTATCTTGTACTGATTTCCCATTACATCAGTGTAGACATACCAAATAGATTGCCTATTGCTCAATAGCCCCACATCGTCAACATAAATCTGCATTCGAGTACTGTCTAGTGGATATATGCCTTGTATGCGCCCCGCGTTGCGCCCTGTTGCGGCTATATCAAGCCATGCGTAGCTGTTTCCCCATATGTTGCGTTGTACCTCTAAGCACTTCCAGAAGTCAATAGCAGACATGTATGGGTTAGGCCTAAGCTTCAAGAGAGGGTAAAGGTAGTGGTCGCTTGCTTTTCGAATGCCACCGCTGTCCTGATAGATTTTTAGTGGGAGCTTGCCAAGCGTTTCGGCAAGGATTTTTATGCAGGTGTACACCGTAATTTCCTTCAATGATTTCGAACCGCTGATATTCAAGTCGTCATTTGAAACTCCGAGCCAGTTCGTCAAATCGTTCCATCCGCCGCCGTCAGACGGGAGTATAGCGTTTCTCACTTTATGGCTGTATGCGCTGCTGAATAGCATTTAATCACCCCTTTCTTGCTGGAAACACCGTAAAATAAATGCCAAGTGCGAGTAGGCAAACGCCGAGACAATACAACCCAGCGATTGTAGACAATAAAAAAGTGGCCTTGATTATGAAAATCAAGCCACTAACTATTAAAATGTCTTCCATGTATTTGATTAAAAATACCTTGGTGGCTTTCAAGCGCTCTATAAGCCTTGCTTTTGCAGCCTTGCTGTGCGTAATTAAATAAGTAAATAGCCTTTTCAAATAATCAACTCCATAATTTTGATAGGAACTCGTCAGTTGCATAGCGGGACACATCCAGCTTTGGCTTTTTAGTCATTGCCAGTTTATGCGAGCATATGACCGCGTCGCACGGATCTATTTTTTCATTCAAAGCGTTTTTATCAATTTTGTACTCTTTGAATGAGTTATAAACCTTACGAGCATAATGCATGCTCCATGTGAGCAAGGTGTTTTTCCTGTCGTATATAATGTTTGTCGCGTCAACTTCAAGCTTAAAATCATCAGTTGCACTGTATAAGCTGCGAGCAGACTGTACTATTTCAATCAGGTCAACGCCAAACTCAGACAAGTCGCTTAAAAAAGCGTCGGCATTATGTGGGTCGTATGCTATTGCCATTAGCTTTAAGTCGTATTTTTTAATAATATCTTTGTAATACTGAATGATATACTTGTAGTCGAGCTTGTACCCGCCGTTTTCGCCCTCTGTGAGAGTGAGTAAGCCATCTCTTGCCCACATGTCATAAGGTGCGTGTCCGGTTTTAATATGTTCCGCTAGACGCTCCTTAGGCAAGAACGAATGACTGTGGATGTAGTTCTTATGCCGCCCGCCGATATCAAGTGGAAATTCTAGGTTTCCACTTGTAAGATCTCCACCGGAAGAAAGGTCAAGTCCAAGCCAGCATTCACGGCCGCGCATGTCTTCCAGAGTGGTATCACTCGCGCACGCATTCCACTTATCGGCATCAATATATTGATCGTCTGTGGATTGTACCCATATGTTAAGAGATTTTGTCATGAAGTTTCGAAGTTCTTCACCGCCCATTTCACGGGCTTTAATCGCGTCGGCTCTCATGTTCTCTAGCCGTTGAGGTTTCCACAGTGGGCTTGCTTTTGGCCAGTTTTTTTCATCCCATATATTCTCGCCAATTTTATCTTCTTTGTCTAACTCGGCGATATAGATAAACTGGGTTTCATCGGAAAACCCATTTAGAACATTTATGCAGTAGTCGTATAGGTCTTTGCACGGACAGTTGAGGTCAAACCCGGCCGTTGTGATAACAGATATAAGAAACTCGTTCATGTCTTTTCCGCCATCGACGAGTAGCTTATACATTTGGTTTGTCTTGTGCTTGTGATATTCGTCCACAGAGCCGAAGAATGGCCTAAACCCATCTATCGTTTCCGTGTCTCTGCCAAGTGCCCTTATTGTTCCACCGGTAGAATTGCATTGTATCTCACTTTTATAATCTTGAATTGTAAATAAGCCTTTTTTTGTTTTTGTACCGCTTAATTCCTTGTCGGAATTTATAAACTTTTCGCACTCAGTCAAAACTATTTTTGCTTGTGCTTGCTTTGTTGCTGTCGCGTATATTTGTGGGTATTGATATCCGGAAAAATTTCCATAATACATTGACGGTATTGCATTACCTATGCTTTTTCCGCACTGCCTCGCGACTTGATCGTAGGAAGTGCGGAACCGTCTGTACCCTGTATCTTTTTTTACCCAGCCTTGCCATGATCCGATTATAAAATCTTGGAATCCCCATAATCTCATAGGACCCGGCTTGTCACCCTCGGCAAGCGTCAGCTGCTCCGCAAAGTTAATCATCGTAAGCGATCTATTTTCATCCCACACGAATGGGAAACCATCTGTGTTTTGGCGCTCTAAGTCGTTCAGATGCCTTTTACAAGCTAATATTTCGGTTTTGCCTACAGGCCTATCAAGCGTTCTTTTAACGACGGATTCGGCATAAGCGGTTGCTCTATCCTCCACCAGCCCCACCTGCTTTATAACTATCCCATTTGCTCGCAGGAGCCTCTTCTTTTTTTGGTACTACTAATTTGCACCGGCTTGATATGGTTAGTCCTAAATCTGACGCAGAAGCCCGGCACTGCTTGAGTGCTTTATCTCTTAAGCTTTCAAGGTCTTTTAAAACTCCAATGTCTACTATTGATTCGTCAGATAGCTTTGAGCTTTTTTCAATTTGCGATAGGTTTTGATTAACCATCTTATCGTAAGCTAAGTATTTGCTTTCAGATTGTATATATCTTGCCACCGCATCACAATCAAGATTACTCATTATTCTTAGCTCGATAAGTTGACTTGATATTTTTTCAAATTCTTTTTTTTCTTTTTGACTTAAATAATCAGGAGGTATAACTTTATCATAAGGAACTTTTATTTCTGCTGCCTTGCGGCTTTCTTTATCGCTTTTTGTTAGATGCTTTTTCCCTTTTGCCTCTAATAAATTAATTGGCTCCCTTGGTCTTGCCATAACTGCGCCCCCTTTTTTATTACTCATTCAAAGCTATTTATTCCGCTAAAATATTCGTGATAAAAATCATATATTTCTTTTCCTATTGTAATGCAGCCATTTTCAGTTCTCGGGTTTGTATTAATGTTTGCACTTCCTTCGATTCCGAAATAAAATTTATTTCCATATCCAGCGAATATTTTTGAATGGTTACGAAACACTGCGACTTTTCCGCCGTGCTTTTCAATGACTAATTTTAATAGCTGATATTCTTGCTTATAGGTTCCGGGAAAAATTTCTCCCATATAAGCATCAAGTCTTTTGATTTTACCGGAATTAAGCCAATCCTCAAATTGATGTATATCCTCGCTCGCCATGCACCAAGTGGAAAATAAACAATAGTCGAGATCTTGTTGCCTTAATATTATTTTGAGGTATGACAACGAATCCACGTCCCCACCGGTTATGCAGTGATAACTTTCTCCGTCTTTCATATCAAGTGGGAGAATATCTAGGAGCTGCGTTTCACTAAACGCGCGCCTATAAATTGATTTATCATTTTTTTTAATACAAGTAGAGCGTGGAGATCTTTGACGTTCCTTAATTTCATTGCATTCCTCAGGTTGCTTTTTTTCTAATTTTTTAGATGAAAATATAAGTTCTCCCATTTCAACTCTCCTATAATTGTTCGTCATATTTAACAATATTTAGCCTAAAATAATTCATTTAGGGAGTTTCTGCGAGAGAACAG